GTTGATACCCGCCGCGAATTCCGCCGCGCCCTGCTCTGCCGACAATTCCTCTTGGTTTTCCATCGTTCAATGCCCCACAAAAAGCAAAAGCCGCCCGAAGGCGGCTCTCAAATGCGGCAGGCGCTTATCGCGTCCACCACTCCATCTTGCCGTCCTTACGGGCGGCGCTGTGCTTCAAAACTGGTCTGTCTTGTCCGGCTCGATGATTGGCTGGTCGTTGTTCAGCGCCATCATCAGCTTTACTTCGGCGATCTGGCCGCGAATCCTGGCCGTCGCTTCAGGCGTCTTGTCGGCATCGTTCTCGATGCGCAGCCGCTTGAGGCGAGCTTCGTGGTAGCCCATCAGGCGGCGCCAGAGCGGGGAATCTTTCTCTACATGGGTGAGGATGAAGGGGTCTGTCACTGCGGTCTCATGGTGGGTGCGGGCATCCGGCCTGCGCGGCTATTTCCCGTAGTGCGCCACCACGTCAAACGACTCCAACACTAGAGAGTCGCTGGCCGCCGTCAAAGTCATGCGGTAATCCACCGTGATGTCAACAGCGGTATTGACGGTCATCACCTGTCTCGATGCCGCACCCGATTGCCCGGAATATGTGCCGTAAGTGTTGCTGATTTGCCTTGACTGGCTGTTTCGGTTCCGCACGGTTCCAATAAATCCAGCCGATACGTTAGTGCCGGAGTTGATCGTGTTGGAATTAGCGTTTGTGCCGCCAAATCGCAGCGCAAGAGTCTTGTTCGAAGCCGTGGCCGGGAAGGTCGCTTCATGGAAGTGCCGCAGCATGCCATTGGCGCCAAGCGCGCCGCCGGGAAGCGTAAACGATGGGCCGCTGATGACCGCCAATTGCGGTGTTACGCCACCCGGCCCAGTCGTTGCAAAAGCAGTCGGTGTTGCCGGGACCGCCAAGCGCGGATCACCCCAGGAATACAGATTGTTGTACACCGTGCCCGCAGTCGTGCTGGATGCCACAAAATAGTACCAACCAGCCGCAACGCCTGCCGCTATCGCGTTTGCAGGCATGTAAATGAAAGCCTGTGGATAGGCTTCAAGCAATGCGACCAAGTTTGAAATTGCGCCGTTGTTGCCCATCGTAAACTGCGATGCGCTTGTGCCGCCTGGCATGATGAACGGTATTGCGGATTGAAAGACAATCGTCGGCACCGATCCACTCAAAACTTGCAACCCGCCCGCCACCCCTTTTGTACCCATCATGCATCTCCTTGAAGCGTCAGCGTAGCGCCGTCCCAAGCGGCTGGCGTCGCAACAATTGAACCCTCACCGTTGGTACTGGCAGATGGTCGCAGCTTGCAACCACGCCCGTTGAATCCGCTGATAACGATGGTGCCTTCCGGTGTGATAAACATTTTCCAAGGAAAGCCGGTACTGACGGAGGAAACGTCGCGGGTGCGCGCCACGTAACTGAAGGTCACGCCGTCCGGTGTGTAGTAGATCGAATATCCTTTCCACAACTCCGGCGCTTCACCAAGATCTGTATCGCCTCGGTCTGTCATCCAGTACGCACCACCATTTGGCATTTCGCACTGGATTGCCGGAGATCGGCCGGTCGGTCTTACATAGCCATTGGACCTTGTCCGCAACATCGGAAAGGATTTTCCAATGTGGAACGCATAGGTTTCCAAAGAGCTTTCTTCGTTGATGTCGCACATGTAGTACACCGACTGCGGGTGCACGGAAAAATCCACGGTTCTGGTTTCAATGCCCAGAGTCTCTTTGATTACCTCCCATCCAGGGTATTTCCAGAAGTCATACAACTCAGTATTGGCCGGTGGCGGCGCGGAAATTCCGTCCCACCGCACGATGGCCGAATCTGGCAAATCGCCAAACGAGAAATACCATTTATCGGCATATCCATCGTAGCGACAGGCGTGCCCATGACGGATCTGATTCCCGGACGTGTTGAAGGTCAACAGCGCCTCCCAATTCAACCCGCCATCCAAACTGGTGTAGAGGCGCACAGCATCCGATGTACTGCCTGACACGCGGCCCGATGCGACGTTGTACTCATTGAGGCAAATGCGCGTCGACGACATATCAATAGAGCGCGAGAACAATACCCCAGCCAACTCCGCTTGCCCACCCGACCACAGCCCCAAGTCTAGAACTGCCTGCGAGTTATCGAGCGCCGGCGCATTGTTGCCTACAGTCCACGCCGATCCGTTGTAGTTGCACAAATATAGATACTGCTTGTTGATATTCGGCGCGGTCAATCCCCGTATGGCAAACAAGAAGCGTGTTTCCGATACCCACCAAGCGCCCATGATTCCGCCGCTTGTCAGCGCAGTTCCGTCCCTCTTTTTCAGCGCCGAGCACAGCGTTGCAGTAATTGCGGTTTTTGTCAGACTGGAAACCAGGCCGATTCCAATCGATAGCTGGCTCATGTATTGACCATATGTGCCATCGTATTGCGTGAACACATATTGCCCGCCTGGCGACAGATCAAGCAGCACCTCGGGGATCGTGGTGGCCCCGGAAAATCCCTGCAAACTTCCAAGGTTGTAAGCCAATTGATTAGCCAACCCGGTGATGTTGCCGGAGGCATCGGTAGCATAGGTAGCCAGAGGCGTGATCGATTGCCCGCCCTTTGAAACAATCGCATCCGGCACGCCATCATCGGTGGTGCGCCAGTTCCAGTCAACATGATCGGGTTTGACGATTCGGCTCATTCGCTACTCCTGATATGCCTTCCCCGGTTCCGCCCGTCCAGGCGGCTCCACAGGCGGCTTGGTCACTTGCTTGGTGTGCGCGTCGATCTGCGCCAAGTCGCGCTGCAGGTCGATCTTGGCGGCCTCTTTGGCGAGGTCGGCCTTGATGTCGGCCAGCGACATGTCGCGCTTGTTGGCGTAGTCCAGCATTGCCAGATCGCGCTGCAAGCGGAGCTTCTCCATCGCGGCCTCATGCTCCTGCTGCGTGCGCTGCGTTTCGGCGCGCACGTACTCGGCATCGCGGTCGATGTCGGCCTGCGAGCGGGCCTGCGCTACCGCCTGGTTGCCCGCGGCGATCTTCTCCGCACTGGCCGCCCGAATCTGCGCGGCCTGCACGGCAGGGGCGACAGGCGGCGGTTGCTGCGCCCGGGCCTGCTTTTCCTCTTCCGTGAGCTGGAAGTCGCGCGGGTCCAGGCGTTTGGACTTGGCCAGTTGCTCGAACCAGCGTGCCGGCGAGACTTCGAAGGCCGGATTGAGCACCATGCCACCCATTTGCAGGATGGTCTGATCCTGAATCGCCCGTTCCACCAGGGCGATCGAGCCGTGGGCGTTGATCTCGAAATCGCCCTTCTCGTCGTCCGGCACTTCCGGGTCCATCAGCAGCCATTCGTAGAACATCGTGACGATCGGCTCGGTGCCGTAGTCGTCAAATTGGTAGCCGATGTTGCGGAGAAGCTGGTTGGCGTTGTTGTTCTGCAGTTGCGCCGCGCCGAAGGTGTCCGGCGTGGTCGGTCCGGACTGCCCCTGGCTGATCAGTGGGATCGAGGTTGACTCTTCCGCCAACCGCAGCGCGTATTCGATCCACACCATCATCTGCGGCGTCATGTTCGGGATCTGGAAGGTCGCGAACGCCTTCCTGATGTCCTCGATGCTCGCGTCAGGCGCGGTGTAGAAAATCTTGTCCGGCGTCAGCGTCCACTGCTGGTCCGCGGGAATCAGTTGCGTGCGGTCGATCACGATGATCGAGCCCGCCGACTTGCCGGCGTTGTTCAGGCCCGCTCGGGTGGCGGCGTTGATCATGCGCTGCGGCAGGTCAACCTGCTCGGCAATGCCTACACCGGCCCAGTTGCCGGCACGGCGCTGCCACGGAATGGCATGGTACGGATGCCGCCCGCTGTCCAGCACGTTCACCGACGCGCGGATGACGGTATCGTTGACCATCGTCACTAAGGCATAGACTTCGCGCTGGTCTTGCTTCACCGAGCCCATGCCCTCGGCGTTCAGCGTCAGCATGTCCTCGCGCGTCAGGGCACCGTGGAAATACCAGATCGTGAACTGGCTTTTGTTCTTGCCGTCCTTGCGCCCGGTGTCATCGACGTTGCAGCGCTCCGGGCCTTCCAGAATTACCTGGTCGATCGCGTCAGCCTTGTAGCCCGGCAGTTTCTTGAGCTTCTTCAGGGAGCGCTCGCTGATGCCGTCCTTCTCAAAGATGCCCGAACCGTCCTGAATGTCTTCACCGCAGGCCGGGTCAGGGTAGATGTCCCACGGACTCACCCACTTGATGCTCGGCTTGATGGCGCTCTTGATCTGCAACATCACGCCGTCGGCGGTCTTCGTCACCGCCTGGACACGTCGTTCGTCCGGATACGGACCTTTGACCACACCCACACCCAAACGCGCGCTGTCGAAGATGACCTTGCGCATGTGCATCGGGTAGCGGCTCTCGACCATCCAGTCGTAGACGCGCTTTTCGGCCTTGGTTGCGGCGTCCTTGGCCTTGTTCATCGCCTCCTTGGCCAGGTCGCCATAGGTCAGCGGTACACCCGGTGCTTTCTGCGGAGCGCCCGGCTGCGGCATCTGCGCGCCCTGTGGCTCGCCCGACATGGCGGCGAGCTCTTCCGGTGTGGCGTCGCGTTCGGCCGGAACGCCGCCCATCATCACTTGGGTGGCGTCGTCCTTGGCCTTGATCAGGTCAGGAACCGGCGTCGGGCCAAAACTGAACGCCTTGTCATCGATCGGCAGCAGGATTTCGCCCAGCTTGGCCGCTCCAGCATCGACATACCGGCTGGTCAGGCGCACGAAAGCGGTCGACTTGGTGTTGTCGCCCGTCGTCCTGGCGTTGGTCGTCACTGGGCCGGTGATTGAGGTCGGCTTCGCCCACTTGGCCTTGGCAAACTCGCTGCGATTGGCGTCGTCAATGCCGAGATACGCCTCTTCGGCCTTGCGCCAAATTTCCTCGATGCCCGACTCGGTCCGGTAGGCGACGTACTCCTTGCGCTTGTCCGAGATCAGTTGCTCAATGCCGGCCAGCCGCTCGAGATCGGGCGCACCTCCCCCTATCTCCGCGCGCACTTCCGGCGGGAGATCGGCCATGTCGGTCATGTTCAGGCTTTCAGCGGCAGGAGTTCGGCTTCGAGTGCAGCAACGCGCTTGCGCAGCGCCTCGCACTCATCGACCAGCGGCTGAAGGCAAGCCAGGATGGTGCTCTGCGGAATCTGCCCGCCCGCAAGGCTTGACGGCACAGCGGCCTTAACCTTATCGGCCAGGGTGCCAGTCGGAATCACGGTTTGAATGGTGGTCATGGTGTCCTATCGAATACAGTGGCGTCGAGCGCGGATGATCCAGTCGACAATGCCGGGGTCGGGCGGTGTTCCGCCGCCATCGGCAGCCCCGCCCATCCAGAAAACTTGCATGCTGCGGAAGCCGGCGCTTCCTGGTGGCGGACCGCCCGGGTTCCCGGCGCCGCCCATCCAGAACGCCTGCATACCGCGAATACCGATGCTGGCAGGGACTTCATCAACCGGGCCGAAATACTGGCCAAAGTAATTGCCGGACGTGTTGCCGCGTACCGACATTTCAGTCCCCGTCGAGTGTGTCTATCGTCCTTGTGCCGCTGCTGTACGTACCTGCAACCCGCTCCGTGGTGCCGTCGATGCCGGTGAAACTTGGGGCGCCGGACTCAAGGCCGGTCGCGCTGCCGGCGTTGACTGCGGCCAGGATGCGCAGCACCTGTTCGGCGGTAAATCCTGCCTCGATCACTTGCGCCCATACCGCGGCGCCGACATTGGCTGTCGTGAGGCCCGTACCTGTCACAACCAGGTCGGCGCTCAGTTCGCCGAACGCGGCCGGCGTGAGGTCAATGTCGCCCGAGCCGGTCAAGGCAGACAGCAACGCGCCCAGTCCGGCAGCAGATGCGGTGACAGAACCGCTACCAGTCAGGCTTGCGACTGCGGCAAGGAACGCCTGAAGGTTGGCCGCCGTTACCGTGCCATCGCCGGACAGTGCCGCCACCAGCTGGACGATCAGCCCGCCAGTGGCAGTGAGCTCGCCGTCGCCGGTAAGCGCCGCTTCAGCCAGTTTGACGGCCAATGCCGTTGCGCTGATGCCGCCGGTGCCTATCAGCGTGTCATGCGCCACCATCCGGCCAGCGGTTCGCGGCGGGATCATGCTGTGCGGCGGGTAAAGCCCGGTTGAATACGAACTCAGAGCCGTAAAGGCCTCCGAATTGGACTGATTCATCACGCGCGTATCGTGAACGAAGTTCTGCCACCCCAACCCGGTCAGCGACAGCGGGATGACGTTGATGGAAAGTCCGTTACGCAGCAGCATCAGCCCCATCCAAAGTCGAGGTAGCCCATCAACGGCGTGTTGGCCGCCGTCGCAGCGCCCGGGAAAAACAGCAGCCCAAGGCATGCGCCGTCGTAGATCCTGGGCAGGCTGGGCAATTGCATCACCAGGGAGCGCTCGCCGGCAACAGCCGCGGTCACGATCGGGATGGTGGCAAGCGGCTTGCACATGATCAACGCGCCAGCTTGGGCAGAGCCGTAGGCCGTGGACAATTGATACTGCGTCACCCGTCGAACGCCGACATCACCGGCTTGCAAAGGCAGGAACGGCGCATAGTTGGCCGACGCCACACCCGAATGGAAAATCTTGCCGACCGGCGGAATGGACGTGCCGCCCACGGTGTAGTTGACCACCGCGCCAGCCACGCGGCCCGTTGCACCCGCGCTGTTGGTGTACTGGAATCCTGAAGCGGACAGGACCGGCGTGGCGGTGTTGGTAACCGTCGCCGTGGCCACTGTGTACATACGCAAGCCTGCGCCATCGGCATAGCGATTGGGCGTCACCGTCAGTGTGTGCGTACCCGTTCCAGCATCCGTGAACGCCACGTAAGTTCCCGCAATCGCGTTGGCCTCACTGGTGGCCACGTTCGCCGTGGTGGCCGACGCGCGCCGCAGGTAGAACACATCCGTGTTGTTCAGCCCGGTAGGCAGCGCGCCGCCCGAGTTTGAGAACGTGACCGAGGTGTAATGGTTGGCACTGCCGAAGTCGTTGGTGTAGGTCAGCAGCAACCCGCCAGAACTGGAAGCTGTGAACGTGTTGGAGTTGATCAGCGTTTGCGCGCCGGTCGAGTTGTTCGCCAGCGCCGGGTAGTACATCACGATGTCGATCAGGTGCGCGATTCCCGGAACCGCCGTTGCCACCGATGAATACAGACCGATGTTCAGCAGGTGCTTGGTGTCCGAGGACACATTGCCGCCGTGATACATGCCGAACGAAGCGCCAATCGCCGCGCCACCGTTCTTGTCGGTCGGGGTCTGCGCAACCAGCGTGGTGCCTGGATAGGTGGCCGCCACCGGCGATCCGGCGAACTGTTGCAGGTCGTACGTGTTGCCTGCAACGAATGCATTGGAGCCCGAGCCCTTGGAGAAGTCCTGCCGCCAGCCCTTGCCGGCCGAAAGCTCCGCAACCATGTCATCAATACTTGCAAAGCCCATGCCTACCCCCAAACAAAAGAGAATTCGCCGTGCAGCGTTGTCGGTGCCGCTGTCACCGTGCCTCGCGCGATCATGTGGATATAAGCGCCATCCTCAATCTCGGCCATTTTCAGTCTGTCGCGCTGAAAATCGACTTCGATGGGAATAAGCAATTCCTGCCAACTGATCGTGCCCAGCGGTTTGACGATGCACGCCGCGAAGATCCCGCCGACTGCCGAGGGGATGTTGATGTTGTCGATGCTGTTGATGCCGGTGTCGCCTTCCATCAGATTCAAATACGGACTCGGAATCTTGTAGTTCAGCACGCCAATGGCAGTTGCATCGATGGTCGAAAGCAGTTGCCCCGCCGTCGCCGAATTGCGCATATAGACCGGCGTCAGCGTCTTTTGCTCGCCCGCCGTGTTGGTGTAGGTGATCGAGATGTCAACCGCATCCGAAACGCCCGCGCCTTGGGACACCAGCATGATCTTGCAGTCCTTGCCGCCTTCATAGCGCAGCGTGCCAAGCGTGTTCACCATGTCTTGCGAGCCGCCGTCGCCGTCCACAAACGGGTAATAGGCCACCACGTCATGCAGGATGGCTGTCACCGTTCCGACCGAAGTGGCGGGCGGCAGAAGCATTGCCTTGTGCAGATACTTCTTGTACCCGGCCGAATTGACTGAGGGGCCGTGGAAGATGCCATCATTGGCCGCCAGTTGCGCCGACGTCACAGGCGTGGCCGCGTAGTAGTTCGCCACCGGAATGCCGGCCGCATAGCTGAGGTCCGTCCAGGTGCCTAGCGTCATGGACGGGCCTGCGCGGCGCAGATAGCCGGTCCACTGCCTGCCAGCCGCATAGGCATCCGCGATACCGGATACCGTTGTGATGGTCACACGCACCGCCCGGTGATGGCCGCCGCGATCTGGTCACGCCGTACCCGCACTTTGTTCACGAACGACAAACCGCCTTCGCCGGCGGTGATCGCCTTGCGCGGCGCCATGATCTGGTGCCCGCAGTCCTGCTTGCAGGGGCGTTCGATCAGCGGCTCTTGCCTGTCGCGCGCTTTGACCTTGACGGCGCGCATGCAGTCGGCGCAGTAGTAGAGCGGTGGGCCGATCTGATCCCACAGGGTGCGCTCGATGGCGGTGCGCTGATCCATCAGGATTCAGTGATTGAGAGGGCTGCGGCCGCGAACTGGGGCGTGATGCCCGACGAAACCACCAGCGAAGAGTTCAGCGCGCCGTAGTGCCATACCGCCGTTGCGCCGCTTGAGGCCACGCCGGTTGATACGTGCGTCAGGGTCGCGCCGGTCACGCCGCACTGGGCGAAACTGATCGTCGCCGCGTTCTGCGTCGCGCCACCGCTGGCCGCATCCCAGCCAGTTGATCGCGCTACCGCCACCCGGGCATAGTTGGTGTACGACGTTTCATCTTCGGCCTGGCTGTTGGTGCCGGCCGTCAGGTCTGCGGTGTGCAGCGCCACGTAGGTGTTGGTCAGCGGCGAACTTGAAGCGTTGTCAGCGACGTTCGCCCAGGCTGTTGCCCGATACATCAGGTTGACGATAGAGTTACAGGTTGCAGTGGATTTCGGCATGGCGCCCCCTTACGCGGCCAGCAACTTGCCCATCGCCTCGCGGGCGGCGGCAAGCCGGGTTTCGATGTCGGCGAGCTCGGCTGCCTTGGCCGCGGTGTCTTCCTCGGCCGCTTTCAGTTGCGCCCGGGCTTTCTTCAGCGCCTCGAGGTGCTTCTCGGTGGCTGCCTGTTGCGACGCGCGCAAGGCTTCGGCCTCGGCGTTCAGTTGCGCCCGCTCCTGCGCTGCCGCATCCTTGGCAAACTGCACCAGGCGCGCACCTTCGGCGGTCAGGTCAGCGACTACTCGTTCCTGTTTGGCGCGCTGGTCGGCATATTCGGCCTCGACAGCACCCTTGGCCTTGGCGATCTGCTCGAGGAGGCTGCTGTGTTCGGCCTGGGCCTTGTCGGCGGCTTCGTTGGCGGCCTTGGCGCGCGCAGTCGCCTCTTTGACGGCGTTGTCCAGGCCGCCCAGTTTGGTCAGCACATCGGCAGCCACTACCATTGCTTCGTAGCGAACGGCCATTTGCCGAATTGCATCGGCAGCGGTGTTCATGTCCATGGTTCAAGTCCTCATCGTGTTGATGCGGCGGATCAGGGCAGTGACCACCAGCGAAGTCGTGCCGTCACCAGCCGTGCAGCGCGGGCGCATCCAGAGCGGGCGCTCAACGCATTGCTTGATGCCCAGCGCGTTCAAAGAAAGTGCCGTGCCTTGCGCGTTGTTCAGCGTGGCCCAAACATGCTTGTCGTTTGAGCCTTCCCACACCACAGTCCCGCCAGCGCCCAGCGTGCCGGTCATCTGGATAGCAACGTCGCCAAACTCGGGAAATGACATCGGCTCGCCATCGTCCAGCGTCGCCTGCGTCAGCGCCGCCCATGTGAGCAGCTTCACCGACCCGTCCTGCGTCAGACTGATGTCCGTGATCGTTACCGCATTGGTTGCCATAGATGCTCCTATCCGAGCGCGCCCATGGTCGCGTCGGGGTTTCTGAATGTGGGTACTGCCGGGATGGCCGGCTTGGTCTTGATGGCCTGCACGCCGCCGAACTCGAGCGCCACGTACTGCAGCGCGTCGTGCGGGTGCGAATATGCGTTCTTCACCGGCTCGTCGGCGTACCGCTCTTCGCCAGTCACCTGAATCCGCCGATACTTGTAGCCGCCGTTGAAGCCCTTCCGCAACACCTTGCAGAACGGGTCCAGCAGGATCATCGGTTGGCCACCGGTCAACTTCGACAGGAACCAGGCCACCGCGGAGCGCCGCGGCACGTAGTCATTCGTCGCGCCGGCCTTGATCTTCAGGCCGGCGTTGCGGGTTTCCTTGAAACAGGTGTTCTCGTCCGATTGGGCCTTTTGGTTGCCGGCCGGATCGGCGATGCACAGGATCATCTTGTCCTTGTTCTTCCACCACTCGCTGTATTCAGTGGTGAGAAGCGGAACCAGAACGTCCTCGAGGAACTGCCGGAAGCCCATGTCCAGGCCACAGGCCTCGTCCAGCACTAGCAATCGGCCTCGCGCATCCTGCTGGCAGATCACTGCGGAAGGGGTTAGCCCGAAGTCCAGGCCGATCGACAGCCGCACGCCCTGAATCGGGCTGATTTCCTTGCAGTGCAGCGTATCGTTCCACTCCGGATACACCGGTTTGCCGTCGTGCACCGTGCCGTATCGGCCCTTGACGTAGACCTTGATCCATTCGTCCGTCTTGCCGTGGCACAGGCGGGTGTAGTACTGCCTGCCTTGCGCCCGGCGCCGGCGGTCACCGCACGGCAGCGCCAGGGTTTCCGGGGTCTGCACCAGCCAATCAAGGTTCTCGGCGTCATCCGCATCGCCGGCCGGCTGGGCAAAGAACTCATGTTCCGGCGGCCGCATTACCTCGGCCAGCAGATACCACCAGTGATCGTCATCCGGCGGGTTGGTGTCCATGATCACGCCGTACCAAGTACAGCCACCCTCTTCTGCTCGAGGGTAGCGCCCGACCCGGCCGGTGATCGCGTCCAGAATGGCCTTTGGCTGCTCGCGCGCCTCATTCATCCACGCAAAGGTCACCTCAAGCGACAGCACCTTCTTGGCATGCTCCGGCCGATCCAGCGCCAGGAACAGCATTTCCAACTCGACCCGCGTGCCGTCGGCCATCTCCCACTTGCACATCTGCGTGATGGGGGCACCGTGCACCATCTTGCCGAACCGGTCTTCAGGAAACCAGTCCAGCCAGGTCTTGATCGTGGTCGACGTCAGTTCGCCGTAGGTATTCCGGGTCACCAGGCAGCGGGAATGCCGCACGCCATCAACGTCCGGCCTTTGTTCCTGCGCCCGGGACCAGACTTCCCAGCAGCATCCGACCGACTTGCCGGACCCGATCGGGCCGCGAATGCCGCGCACAAATGCGTTTGAGGCATGGAACTCTTTCAGGGTCGGGCTGGGTACGTACCGAATTACTCGATCAGCCACGGCGCGGCGGCATTTCTGCCACGTACTGGATGTTGCCGGTCACTTTGCCGGACAACTCTACCTTTTCGGTCAGCATGCCCAGGTGCTTCATGGCCAAAGTCAGCGCGCCTCCCTTATCCCACACTTTGGCCTTCTTCACGAACTGCGGCGTGTAGGTGATGTTGCCTTCACCATCCACCTCGGCATTCTGCGTTTCGACCACATCGAGTCCGGCAAGCGCCGCGGCAGTGTCATCGTCCCACTCGCGCGGCGGTTTCAGCGTGCCATCGTCCGCATACAACTTGCGCATGTCGAAAAATGCAAGTCGGCCAAGCTCTTTCAGCACTCGGTCGGCAGTGATCTCGGTGCGATTGGCCCTTGATTCCACAGCCTTTTTCACCGCCGCAGCAATATCCGGTTTTGTCAGGTTTTCTTCGCCGATTTGCCGGGCTGTTTTTTTGCTGTACCCGGCACGGATCGCTGCCTGCGTTGCGTTCAGATCAATCAGGTATTCCTTGACGAACTGCGCCTGCTTTGCGGTCAGGCCGTCGGCGTCAATCTTGGAGCGGGTTCGCCCCTTCTTGGCGGCCACACATCACCCGCGCGCAATCGCGATGGTGTGCGGCTCGAGCGCTTCCACCTCACGGCGGGCGTCGGCACGCTCACGCATGCGGGTCAGGGCGGCTTGGAGCTCGGCGTTGGCGCCGGCGGACAATCCGCCTTCCATGGCTGCGGACAGTTCGCCGGTCTGGTCGCCATGCACGGTCACGCCGCTACGCCGTTCCGCGATCTCGTCCATGAATTTGCAGATCATGATCACGGCTTCGTGGGCCATGCTGCCGACCTGATACCCGCCTTCGTAGTCGGTCGACAGGTTGAAGGAGCCTTCTGCGGCATCCTCCAGGGTGATGGTTGCTTTGCTCATGTGGTTGTCCTTCGTGGTTACATCGGGGGTTTGCCGCCCATTGGCGGGGTGCTTGGGGATTCCTGGCGGAGCCCGGCCTCGAATTGGCTTTGGGCGCCGCCGGATACCGGGTTCTGCTTGATGATGTCGAGAACACCCTTGAGGGCATCGCCCAGGCTCTGGAAGTCCGTGCCGCCGGCGCCTTCTTCGGTTCCAGCTGCTTCGTGCTCGGCTTCTTCAGCCTCCGGCGCTTCCTTGGTCACGCGGAAAGTGCCGTCGGCGTACACATAGACCTCGACGCAATAGGCGAGCGTCTTGCCGCCGTCCTCGCCCATCGAGGCGTCAGGCGCTTCCATTCCTTGCGGCATGTCCATGATCTGCTTTCTGTGTTGGCGGCGCCCCGTCCTTGCGAGCGGCCATGAGAGGAAAACCGCCGGGGTCAATCGGTCGCCGGCCGGCTCCGGTTACTTGTAAGCGCGACTCTTGAGCTACGCGAATAAAAAACCCGGCACTGGGCCGGGTAATCCACCAAAGGAGGAGGGTGGAGGAGACAAAGGGTGCCGGTTACGTTTTCCGGCGCCGCTGGGCCGCGAGCCGTCATCTGTCGCTTGCGGGGGTCTGCCCTCGACCAAATTAGAAGCCCCGAGCGCGTCAGGTGCGCCAACCTCGCGCCGGCGGGCGCCATGGTTCACGCGGCTGGAGGTTGCTCGTCCGTGCCGGTGCGTGGATTCCGCCGATCCACATTCGATAGCCGCCTAGCCCTCCCCGCGTCACGCGGATCAACGGGCTGGCGGGTACTGCTCTCTCGCGGTGTATCTGGTTGCAGCGCGCGGAATCGAACCGCGTATCTTCTGGTTATGAGCCAGACGGCTTGCCGGTTGCCTTCACTGCGTCAAATTCTGTCGGCACCTCTCCCATGATGGGAAAACCTCGTGGCGAACCACTTGGCACACCGACGGACGCGCGGTTTGTACGTCAAACGGTTTCGCGTGTCAAGCCCACCTTCGCACCCACCTCGTATGCACAAGTTGAGGCCGCCCCGTCGATCTCGCGCAGCGTCCAGCTGTACGCCACCGTCGACCGATCATGCGGCGCCAGGCCAGTCCCGCGGCAGGTCGCGCAGTCCTCCTCGAGCAGCATGGGCGTGTCCGGCGCGGTCGGATGGCCTCTCCCCTGACAGGCCGGGCACGTCCGGTCATGCCACCATGCCATCGCCGCCATGATGTCGTCGCAGGCGTCGCTGGACAGGGTTTTGGCCTTCCCGTACCGCTTCTGCAGCGTCGCCATGACCACGAATACCTGCTTGTGGTCGCCGGCCAGCCAGCGCGCCACCTGGGCCGGGAGCGGATCTCCGTGAACTTGGCAGGCGCCGGCGGCGGCAATCCAGTCGATTGAAAGCGTCTTCCAGTCGCTCATGGCCAAGTTGCTCGAATTGGTTGCTGCGGCATACTTTTCAAGCGACATCGCGGCTCCTGAAGTGCGGGCAACCCTGCCCTGAATGGGGAAACGGCACCCTGCTCACCGGCTTGCCGATGTTCCGCGCCGGCAGGCAGTAGGCGTCCTGGTGGTCGGCGCGGCTGTTCTGGCAGCCGACGCAGCCCAGCCGATCGCGCTGCAATGCCTCTGCGGCGGCGCTGGGATCGCGGGCGAAGCGGGTTTCTATGGAGTGGGTCAAGCCAACCCCATTTCCAACCTGCGCTCCTCGCGCTCGCGCTTCAGGTCTTCCGCTTTCCACCGGGCCTCGCGCGCGGCCGCATCCGTAAACGCCCGGTTCAGCCTGGCGATCTCGGCGTCGTTGTTGGCCAGCGACTTGCCCGTAGCCATCCGCTCCTGCTGCTTCTTGGACCCGACCAACCAGCACAGGCCGCGCTTCTGGTCTTCGGTGCGTTTGGCGTAGCGTTGCATGTCATACCTCCAAAAGAAACCACGGTTCACAAAGCCTTGCCAACTGCTCGCGGGCGAATTCAAGGTCGTAACTGCACTGGCCGATGGCCAGATCCAGCTTGCGGATGTCCAGCCGGGCGCGGCGGTAGTCGGGTGATGCGATTCCGGTCGTAACCTCGGACAGGGTGAGCATGCGAGCCGCCTGAACGCGCGCTTCGGCGCACTGGGCCAGCCAGGCGTGGCGGCGCTCGATGGTGCGCATGAGGTCGGCGGTCATGCAACCCTCTTCAGCGGCCCGTAGATCAGCCGCAGGGTCATGGCCAGCAAGTCCAGCTCGGAAACGCCGTAGCGGCGGTAGATGCCGTCCTTCTTCAGGGTGTGCACGCCGCTGGCGCCGACATGGTGCTCGGGGCAAAGCGGGATTGTGAGGAAATCGTCCTGGCGCTGCGCGGCACCAGTATCCTCCTCGAGGTGGTGCACAACGGCAGGCGTTTCGCCCAACCCCATGTGGTTGCAAATGATGCAGCCGATGGCGGCCACCCTGCCCATGTGGCGCTGGGCGGGGCTCATTCTGCAAACTCCGGCGCCGGTTCCGACCAAACCACACCTTTATCGCTTCCCCATGCGAATAGCCAGTCCACAAACGCGCTCGCCACGTAGATGGGAAACTGCCGCGTCTGCTCGCCCAAGATCACCACGCGCTGCCGGTCCAGGCTGGGCAGCATTTCGATCTTCTCGCGCAACCAGTAGGCCTTGATCTTGGGGAATTCGTCGTTCAGGGTGTCGGCTTTGAACTGGTCGACCAGCAGCCGCTTCCAGACCTCGGCCGTGAAATGCGGCTCATGGCGCGCGATGTCCTCGATCATGGCGTGGT